GATTAAATCCCCCTTGGCAATAATTCAAATGGAGTTCAAATGGCAGGTAAACCCGGTCGAAGCGGTGGCGCTAGGGCTGGTACTGGCCCAAAACCAAAAGAGGCGCAAAAGCTGGCTATTCCGGTTCCTGTTGGCGACACGCTCGCACACAAAGACCCCAAGATTTTTCTGCTGGCGCTGATCAATGACCTTGAGGCTGATGTGAAGCTCAGAGCAGACGCTGCAAAAGCACTGCTGCCATTCATGCATCAGAAAATTGGCGAAGGCGGCAAGAAGGACGCGAAGCAGGACGCAGCCAAAAAGGTAGGTGCGGGCAAGTTTGGCGCGTCTGCACCGCCCCGGCTTGTAAGTAACCGTGGGTAGCGATATGAATGTAATCACCCAATCTGTAAGACCTTTTCAGATGGCCCGAACATTTGGACGGGGGATTATGTTCTCTGCGTGGGTTACGCTGCGTTTTGTAGTGACCGGGCGAACTGGCAAATATAGGATGCTCAGTAACCGTGCCTGAATGGACAACCGCCTGCGTCGATTGGGCTGACCGGCTAAAGTCTGGCCGCTCAATCATCCCGCCGCCGATATTTCCAGAGCAGGCAGAGCAGGCACTAGCGGTCTTCAAGGCGTTAAAGATCGTTGATGCGCCTGGTAGTCCTACCTTCGGTGAATCGTGTGCTGAGTGGGTGTTTGATCTGGTGCGCAGCATCTTTGGTGCGTATGACGCGGACAGCGGACGCAGGCTAATCGTCGAGTGGTTTATTCTGATTCCGAAAAAGAATAGCAAAAGCACAATTGCAGCCGGGATCATGATGACCGCTGTCATTCTTAACTGGCGTCAGTCGGCTGAGTTTTCCGTTTTAGCTCCAACGGTAGAGGTTGCAAACAACGCTTACGCGCCAGCCCGCGATATGGTGATGAAGGACGAGGATTTAGACGCGCTGCTGCACGTACAGTCCCACGTAAAAACCATAACGCACCGCGAAAGCAACGCAATATTGAAGGTTTTAGCTGCTGACCAAAATACCGTAGGCGGTAAGAAGTCAGTCGGTACGCTGGTCGATGAGTTGCACCTATTTGGGAAAATAGCGAGCGCTGAGAATATGTTTCGTGAGGCATTGGGTGGCCTTGCTTCACGTCCAGAGGGTTTTGTGATCTGGCTGTCAACGCAATCGGACGAACCGCCCGCTGGCGTGTTTAAGCAAAAGCTTGACTATGCGCGCAAGGTCAGGGACGGCGAAATAATCGACCCAGGCTTTGTGCCGGTGATATTTGAACACCCGCCCGAGATGGTCGCATCGGGTGATTGCCTTAAGCTGGAAAATCTAGCGCTAGTAAACCCTAATATCGGCTATTCGGTCGATGAATTGTTTCTTGAGCGCGAGTACAAAAAAGCCGAAATAGCTGGCGGTGATTCATTCCGTGGCTTTCTTGCCAAGCATGGCAACGTCGAAATCGGCTTAAACCTTCGCTCTGACCGCTGGGCCGGTGCAGATTTCTGGGAAGACCAAGCCACCGAAAAAGGCTTAACGCTAGATCAACTACTAGACCGCTCCGAAGTGGTTGACGTAGGTATTGACGGCGGCGGGCTGGATGACTTGCTGGGCGTGGCCGTGGTCGGCAGAGACAAAGTTTCACGCGAATGGCTGCTATGGACTCATGCTTTCGCACACCCTAGCGTTTTAGAGCGCCGCAAAGAAATAGCGCCACGCTTGCGAGACTTTGCCAAGGATGGCGATTTAACGCTGGTCAAACATATAGGTGATGACGTGTACGCAGTGGCTGAAATATGCGCCAGGTGCGAGGCGTCTGGGTTGCTAGACAAGATCGGTGCTGATCCTGCTGGATTGGGCGGGATATTGGAGGCACTTGTCGAAGCAGAAGTACCTGAAGAAAAGGTAATCGGCATTACGCAGGGCTGGAAAATGACCGGCGCTCTAAAAACTACCGAGCGCAAGCTTGCAGAGGGCGCGCTACATCACGGCGGGCAACCACTGATGAACTGGTGTGTAGGTAACGCCAAAATCGAACCGCGAGGTAACGCGGTGATTATTACTAAGCAAACATCCGGCACAGGGAAAATTGATCCGTTGATGGCCACCTTCAATGCCATTACTTTAATGAGCCTGAACCCAATTTCATCCGGCGTAACTCAAGGCTTCGTTTCCCTGTAACGGACTACCAAACAAACAATGAACCTAATCGACAAAATTGCCGCGTCACTTGGCTACGGCAAGGTCGATGCACGCCCGCAAAATGCGACCTACTCCGAGGCCGTTATGGAGGCGTTTCACGTAGCGCCCAGCGGTGTCACGGTATCGGCTACCAGTGCAATGCGGGTGTCAGCGGTAGCGGCTTGCGTGGCAAAGATAAGCGGCGCAATAGTAAGTATGCCTCTGCACGTTTACCGACTCAATAGCGACGTGCCTGACCGCCTACCGCGTGACAACCTCTGGTATTTGCTCAATGAACAGCCAAGCCAGCAGTACACCGCGTCGTCAATGTGGGAGGGCGTCAGCATGGCGCAGTTGTTGCGCGGCGATGCTTTCGGATTGATTCGGTGGCGGTCAAACGGCAGCGTACGCGAAATCCTGCCGTTGCCGTGGGGCAGTGTCAGCCCAATCCGCACACCGGGCGAGGGCGTGCGCTATTACGTTACTTTGCCGACCCACGGAATCAGCACCTGGTTTGAAGCGTCTGAAATCCTGCACTACCCCGGCCTTGGCTTTGACGACGCCACCATGAGAAGTATGTCAGTGATCCAGTACGGCGCGAGGAATGCCATTGGCAACGCTATCGCAATGGACGTTTACGCAGGCAAGTTTTTCGAAGGTGGCGCGCATCCTTCGATCATTCTGGAAAACGATAAAAAAATGTCGCCCGAACAGGTCGCGCAGTTGCAAGCTGCTTTCACGACCAAATATGCAGGGCTTGAAAATGCTCACCGCTTGCCATTGGTTTTGACCGAAGGCACCAGCGCCAAAGCAATCAGCCTTTCAGCCGACGACGCGCAATTGCTGGAGGCCCGTAAGTTTCAGGTGCTTGATGTTGCTCGCGCATTCGGTGTGCCGGGTTTCATGATTAACGAATCGACCGGCTCGACAAGTTGGGGCAGCGGTATCGAATCAATGGGCCGTGGTTTCGTGCAATACACGCTGCAACCGTGGCTTAGAAAAATCGAGCAAGAGCTAAACAGAAAGCTGTTTCCACGCGATACAGGCCGCTTTGTAGAGTTTTACCGGGATTCCCTGATCGAAGGTGATTCAGCAGCGCAGGGAGCCTATTTCCGATCTGCATTAGGCGGGCCGGGTATGGGTGACGCACATTTGACAGTCAACGAAGTCAGAAAAATCAAGCGCATGGCTCCCGTGGATGGTGGCGACGAGCTTTACCGCGCACCACGCGACAAGCCAGCACCAGACACCAGCAAACAGGATGCAGCAGTTGCGGATGTTGCCAACAGCTTGCGCGAGATGCGCCACACCAACGAATTGCAATCTGAGCGCATCACGAATCGCTTGGACAACCAACCCCAGCCAGCGCCGGTTTTTAACGTCGCTGCACCAGCGATTACGGTCAATGTAGAAAAGCAGGACGCGCCGGTTGTGCATAACACCGTGAATGTGCCTGAAAGCACGATCAACGTTGAGGCGGTTATGCCAGAACAACCGGCTCCAATTGTCAATAACACCGTCAACGTAGAAAAGCCAGAGCAAACCGTTGTCAACATTGCGCCTCAAGTCGTCAACGTAGGCGAAACAGTGGTCAATGTAGCGCCCGCTGAAGTCAGCGTAAACCTGCCCGACAGACGAATTGTCGGCACGGTAGAACGCAATAGTTCAGGCCAGATCACCAAAACAATTCAGACAGAAACGGACCTGTAAATGGCAACGCAATATTCAGTAGCGGCACGCACCGCGCAAATGTCGCAGCTAAACACGACCATCGGCATAAACGCGCAAATCATCATCTACAGCGGCGCTGCACCGGCCAACGTTGGCACGGCTGCTACTGGCACGCTGCTTGTCCAATTTGCAGGCAATGCAACCGCCTTCGGTGCGGCTGCAACTGCTGTACTGACCGCATCGGCTGTCGCTGGCGTCAACGCAACGGCGGCGGGTGTGGCAGGGTACTACCGCATTAACACTAGCGCGAGCGTAGCTGTCACGCAAGGCACGATTACAGGCACGGGCGGTGGTGGTGACATGGTTTTGACCAATACCAACATTGCAGCGGCGCAAGCCTGCAATTTCACCAGCTTGACTATTACGGCATTCGGGGCATAAGTGGCAGCATCAACAATCACGCTTAACCCCGGTACGGGTGGCGATAAGCCGTTAGTTGACACCCTAACCACGGTTGACGGTGTAGCGGCTCCGGCTGGCGCGTCAGTACAAATCATTAAAAATGCGTTTGGCCCTGCAAATACATCAACAACAGTAACGACAGCAACTCCAATGCCTGTCACGATGCCAGCGGGCAGGAACAAAGTAACGGTTGACGACACGCAGGCCGACATTCACGGTCAATTGGTCGGTGTGACGCGCATCACGCAGATCACAACCAAGTTTTTCCAGCAAGCACCATCAGCCTTTTTAAATATCAATGTTGCGGGCGGTGCTACGGCTACAGGCCCGACAGCAGGCGCGGCGGTATTTGCATCAGGTACGGCCACGACTGCTACTTTATTGGCTCAAACACCCGTTGGCATCCTATACGCGGCGCAATACGAAGCATGGGCTGTGCTGTCCGGCGCGTACACCGCCCCGACTTCAGCAGCCAGTTTTCAAAGGCTTGGAATTTATGACGCGGCAAACGGCTACGCTTTTGGCTTTAATGGCCTGACCTTTGGTTTATTGATTCGCGTCAACAGCGTTGATACTTTCATTGCGCAAGCAAGCTGGAATCGTGATGTTTTAAACGGCGCAGCAACCAGCCAGTTCACCGCCAACAACGCGCCAGTGGCGTTTGTGCCGACCAATCTCAATATGTTCCGCATCCGCTTTGGTTGGTACGGCGGTGTGTCTACGTTTTATGAAGTTTATGCACCCGACGGCAATTGGGTAGCGGTGCATCAAGTGCGGACGGTTAATTCCCAGGTCGGCGTGAATATCACAATGCCTGACCTACCTATGACGGTAGAAGTCAGCAAGACGGCATCGGACGCCACCAATCTGAGCATTACTTGCGGCGGTTGGGCGGCGGGTATCACTGCGCCGAATTCCGGCGCGAATCTTAGCGGGCAGCGGTCACTTGCAGCCCTGAATGCAGCGGTAAATATTCCGCTTTCAGGTATTGGTGAATTGTCGTTTTCCATTCTCGGCACATGGGTAGGTACGCTAGCTTTTCAGTACAGCCTTGACGGGTTGACGTGGTACGCAGACGCGGCGCTGAGTAACGCGGGAGTTTTTGCAACTTCTACAACGGCCAACAACGCTTTTACAGCGGCGGTGGGTTCGTATCGTTTTTACCGGGTGGTGTTTACTGCCTTCACTTCGGGCGGTGCCAGCGTTACCTACAGCGGGTCGTCGTCATCTAATTTTGTTGTGGCGCAGTCGCTGATTACGGACGGCAACAACAACGGACCAGCGGCGGTTAAGCCCGCAGGTACAGCGGCAGTCGCAGCAGACCCGGCCTTGGTAGTTGCGCTTTCGCCTAACAGCGTCACCCCGCAGGCCGAGCAGCGGGCGGCAACATTGCACGCTACAGCAACGGCAGCGGTTAATACCGCGGCGACGGCATCATTACCAGCGCCAGCGGCAGGCTTGTTTCACTACATCACATCAATACAGCTTACTAAAGTCTACGCGGCGCTAGGTGTTGCATCTGGTGCTGGCGTGGTCGTTACTTCGACAAATTTACCCGGCACGCCAGCCTGGACAACAGAGCAGGCGGCAGGCGCATTAGGTACATCGCCATTAGTCATTGATTACCAGCCGACAACGCCGCTTAGATCGGCGGCGGCAGCAGTAGCGACCACGCTGGTAGCGCCTGCACAACTTCAAACAATCTGGCGGTGGAACGTCAGCTACTTTACAGCGGCATAAATCATGCTGTTAATTCAGCTAAACCTACAAGCGGCGGCGGGAATATCCGCAAGCAGCGCCACAACAGACGGCGCAGACCTCACGGCAGCGCAAGTAGGCGCGATAGTTGCGACGAGTTCCGCAACAACGGACGGCCAAGACGTTACAGCGGCCAACGGCTCGACGCTTGTATCGGTAAGTAGTGCAACCACAGACGGTGTAGACAGCGCCGCGTGCGCGGTGGGTGTGTCGATTGCGAAAAGCAGTGCGACGACTGACGGGGCTGACACAACGGCGGCGGGTGTTGGTGTAAGCGTTAGCGCATCGACAGCAACAACTAACGGCGCAGACATAAGCGCAGGGCAAGCCAGCCCAACGGTATCGACAGCAAGCGCCAGCAGCGACGGCCAGGACACAACAGCGGCGAGCGTAGCGGCGGCAATAGCGGGCAGTAGCGCAACGGCTGACGGACAAGACGTTACGGCGGCAAGCGCCAGCCTGACAGTCGCAGCAAGCGCCGCAAGTACAGACGGCGCAGACGTAACAGCGGCAACGGTGTCACCCGTCAGCGGCGGGGCGATTGATTTCAGCGGCGCGACAACGGACGGCGCAGACATTACGGCGGCGGCGGTCTTTTTGGCAAATCTAGAGATCGGACGCTGGCAACCGGCGCCGCGCAAAACAGTACAGGTCAATGAAGACGAAGAATTACTCCTGCTTTTGATGTAAGGAAACAAAAATGAAAATCATGCAACTTTTGCGCGACAACGCTACGCGTGCGAAGCAGCCGGTGAACCTGGCGCACTCCGAAACAGAAGCAACGCTCTACATCTATGACGTTATTTCAGCCGAATGGGGTGTGGGCGCAGTTGAGGTTATTTCAGCCATCGCTCAAGTGGGCGATGTCAAGACCTTGAATGTGCATATCTCTTCGCCCGGCGGCGATGTTTTTGAGTCACGCGCAATCATGGCCGCAATCGAGCGCTTTCCCGGTAACACCGTTGCTCACATTGATGGTCTTTGCGCCAGCGCAGCGACCAGCATCGCATTGGCTTGCAATGAAGTGGTTATGTCGTCGGGCGCGTTTTTCATGATTCACAACGCCTCAGGAATGGCATGGGGTGACAAGACAACACTGCGCGAAACCGCCGACTTGTTGGAAAAGATTGAAAGCGTGATCGTTACCGACTACACCAAAAAGACCGGCAAGCCAGCGGCTGAAATTGTCGCCATGATGGAAGTTGAAACATGGATGACTTCAGCCGAGGCGCTGGATCATGGCTTTGTTGACCGGGTAACGGATGCCAAGGCTAAACCAGCAAACGCATGGAACCTTGCGGCATTCAAGAATGCCCCCACAGCCAAAAGCACACCGCCACCCGATCCAGCAAACGACACACCAACAGAACCCGCCAAAGCAGCGGGTTTTTTTACGTCCGCAACTAATCAAAACCGTTTGACGTTGCTATCAATTCAATAGTGCTTCTCGCGCTGTAGAAACCGCTGGCAGTCGGCCACTGCCACCAATCAGGACTCTTAAGGAGTCCTTTTTTACGTCTGAAAGGCTCTTATGAGCAACATCACCGCACTGCGCGAGAAGATCGCCAATTTTTCAAAGCAAGCAAATCAACTGATTGCGGATAAAGGCTCCGCGTCATGGACAGTGGAGGAGCAAGCGCAATTTGACGGCTTTGCTAACGAAATCAACGCTGGTAAAAAGCAGATCGCAAACATCGAGACGATGCGCGAGCTTGACGCCGACAAATTCTTTAACGCCACACCAGGCAAAAAAGAAGAAGGCGTAACGCTTGACGTTATGGCCGCTGTCGCGCTGTACCTGCGCAATGGTGCAAACGTCAACGCAGAGCAGGCCGCGGCCATCCGCAATGCAATGTCAACCACTGTACCGGCTGAAGGTGGCTTTACCGTGCCTACCGAAATAGCAAGCATCGTCATTGACAAAATGAAGGCTTACGGCGGTATGCGCGAAGTGGCAACCATTCTGAGTACAGCCGGTGGCAATCCTATGAACTGGCCTACTTCGGACGGCACAGCGGAAGTAGGCGCAATTGTTGCTCAAAACGCACTTGCCGGTGTAGCCGATGTGACGTTTGGCACGATCAGCTTGAATCCGTTTTACTACACGTCAAACTCGATTGCCTTGCCACTTGAATTGATTCAGGACAGTGCAATTGATGTGATTGGTTTTGTCACGAATCGTCTTGCTACTCGTATTGCACGCATTCAAAACACCCACTTCACAGTTGGCGTTGGCACCACACAGCCAGACGGAATCGTGCCGCGTGCAGGTGTTGGTAAAACGGGCGTGACGGGTCAGACTCTGACAGTAACTGCGGATGATATTGTGGACTTGATCCATTCGGTCAACCGAGCATATCGTGCAAAAGGCCGCTTCATGCTGAATGATTTGACGCTGGCAACAGTGCGCAAGTTGAAGGATACAACCGGTCGTCCTATCTGGATGCCGGGTGATGCTGAAGGCGTCACCAATGGCCTGCCGTCTACCTTGTACGGTTATGCGTACACGGTCAACGACGACATGCCGGTCATGGCAGCTAACGCCCGTTCAATCGTGTTTGGCGACTTGTCTTACTACAACGTGCGCGACGTTGCCAACACAACCAGCTTGCGCCGTTTTGATGATTCGGCGTTTTCACTGCGTAACCAAGTAGGTTTCTGCGGCTGGCTTCGCTCAGGCGGCAATTTGCTTGAGCCTGCTGCTGTGCGCGCATATATCAACTCGGCCACCTAAAAAATGGCAACGAAAGCACCAGAAACCGTACAGGCGTTTGTCCTGTGTGACTGCGGTTATGGCAAGGCGGGGGAAGTGGTAACGCTTTCCCCCGCCGACGCTAAAACCGGCGCTGCCAGTGGGGTGCTTGATCTACACCCCGACGCAATCAAGGCACACGCCTAACTGCTACGTCATACGCCTCTGCCGGGGCGTATCTCATAGCAAACATTCCCTGACTTTTAAGGAAACCCCGATGCCACTCTTTATCACTGAATTTTCGACCAGCGGCGGCAATGAGCGCGGCGGGCTGAATCCCATTGCGCTTACGCCTTCACTGGTGGATCAAACCGTTGCTATTGGCGCTGCGTCGGTGCAGTCGGCAGTGTTGAATGTGCAATGCAGTTTTGTACGTTTGACAACTGACGTAAATTGCAGCGTCAAATTTGGGACGAATCCCACAGCTTCAGCCACAACTATGAGGATGGCGGCAGGTACTGTCGAATATTTCGGCGTACCTCCGGGCGGCTCGCTG